GTCGGTGCTCTGAATGGTGTGACAGATGCACTGCACAGTGGAAACTGCGCCTGTATGTGTGTGTTCAGCCTTGGACCACGGCCCACGCGGTACCGGCCTTATATTGAACGACGTTCTCGTACCAGTTCGTTATACAATCGCGATGCACGTGATTGAGCATGAACCGGGAGAAGGGTCCTGACCTAATGATCTCGTCGTTGAGCGTCATTTTTGAGAGCAACCATTCCTCAACCTCCAGTTGTTCTCCCACTTCTATCCCATACATCTTCGACACGATCAAGCGAGTCTCAGGACTGGGCGGCTTGCATAGCTTAACATTATCGAGGAATTTAGCTGTGCCAAAGCCCGCTGCGATGAACTTCTTATGCGTCCACCAATCCAACTCAGGTACTACAATCTGAACTTTCTCGAGCAACACAAACATACGTTTGCAATATGCCCACAAGATAGGGCAGGAAGGGAACTGGAATGCTATCGATGCAACTTTGCATTTCAGTAACCCTAACCTTTTAATCTTGTTGGCAAATTTCTTGTTGCTGTAAGTCCAGGGTAGCTTGTTCAAGCACGACACAATATCAGTAATATTCTCCATGGCATCCGGATCGGCCCTTATACCGCAAAATGAGCTCTCAGAAAAGAACTGGTGACGTTCAAGTTTCGCTATAAGTCCAAATTGTGTGAAATCTCCTGGCGTTATGTCAAAGTCAAGGCTTGATGAGAAGATTGAATCATCTCCCTCAACCACTGGCGATATGTCTTCACCCTTGAGGTGCGCTATATACAAAAGCACCATCAAGTTTGTGAACCCATTGCCCAGGGAAGTGTTCATTTCCCCTGACATTCTACAACCTTTGATTTCGCACAAAATGTCTCCAAATTCTATTCTATTTTTCCCTTTAATCATATTCAACAAAGCAAGCTCTTTTGGGTGATAGCCAAGCATGTAACGATATAATTCAAATTCACATACGTCCATAAGTTCTGACGACTGCGTAGCTTCAAATGCAGTATAGTCAGACACATTAAAAACAACCCCTGTGCGGGCCATTTTCTCTTTTATGAAACCTGCTCTTTTGTCAACGTCCACATGTTTGACAAAATGCCCACTCTTGTATACTATTTCTTCAATAGACTTACATATCGGTCCAAGCATCACTTTCGCGACATCGGCTCTAGAATAGATGCCTCTGGGGCGATTGAAGTAGTCATAAAATTCCTGCTTCACGTGAGCTTTGACTTTAATGTTTTTCTGGCGTATCCGCAAGTTCTTTTCCTTGATCTTCCGCAGATGGTTTTTGCGGCGCTCATTGTATGAAGTAGTGGCTATCCACTCTTCAAACGAGAACTTGTGAATAATAGCTAGCGGAATGAACCAACGTCTCACCATGGCTCTGGTGAACCGTCGTAGACCTCGCAAGCTGGCCTTAACAGGTTTCGGGTGCACAAGATTCATGCGATGCTTAAATGCACTCTTACGAACGGCTTGACTTCTACAATCGGGTATGCACGGAGCACACTGTGTTACGGGACCGATTGCAGCTGCAGCTGTCCTGCCGGAGATATTTTGTTCCATCTTAACCACTTTCACTATCCCAGGCTTCTTTTGCTCTGGTAGAGCACGTAGAACCTTACTAGGGAGGAAGCCTTTGAGTATGATCTTAGACTCCCTAGTAAGCGCGGGCCGGCTTAAAAATACTCACTAAAATCCCTACTACCCCAGTAGTTAGAGACAATAGCGAGAACAGCACATTCCGACGTTCCGCGAATCAATTTCCTACGCTGATCAGGCGACACATTGTAACCTGAGTATGATCTAGCCTTCCTAGCGACGATCTCAAAATCAACCGGTTCAGTGAATGAACTGACCAGATGATCGAATAGAGAAGGGCTGAAGCTAATTGCCTTGGTCATTTTCTTGACACCTCGTAAAGTCCACCATTTATGCTTTATCTGAGCATCATAAACATCAAGAGATATGTTGCAACCTCTAGAATCCTGCAAAATGGTTATGGGCTTTTCTATTACATCTCTTACATCACATTGTGTGTCAAGCAACACTTTGGCACCTAGACGAACGGAATACAAATCAAGAAAAGGTGACACTTTGTTCTTTATCTTCTTCCCATCGAGTGTTGAATCATCAGACGCAACAACTATCTGTTCAGAGGACAAGAACCGGGTAAGTAGTTTTCCCGCCAGTCGCAACACTACGGTCATAGAGCGTTCGCAACTGACCAATATCAGTGATACGGCGAGGAGGGGTATGGATATAACAAACATGGTTATGAAGGTTAACCAACCCGCGAAGAACCATGAAATACAAATGTTGAACAGACCACAGCCGGCCGCTACAATGCCGAATGTCCGCAGACGAACCAGCATCGATCGTAACCCAGCCAACTGTTTTGAAGGTACTGTCCATTTCTGATCTGAAGTACCTGTTATAATTTTGTGTGGTGTTTTTTTCTTCTTAGTCTCATCAAGGGCCTTCAACAAAGCACCCAAACACTCAACAGGACTAAATTCCCCTGGTGACCTATTTCTCGCTTCTTCTTCTTTCTGCACATACTTACGCTGCGTGTATCCTTCAATCTTCTTGAATTTGTTAAGGGGGAAAAGAGTCAATTGGTTTTCCTCGTGTGTGTATGCGGGCACCCGAGTTGCATGCCCGGGGATGTACTTATATTCTTCACCTACTTGTGCCACACAATGTAGGTTTACGAGGTGCACCAAAACCATGTGCCGCTCACCTGTGGACTTGTTAAACATTACCGCAGGTTGGCGGTCAATGTTATTGCCGATCACAAGCCCCCAATCGTGTACTTTCCACATGTATTCATCCCTCATGACTGCTTTCCCTTCACTCAACCCTTCAGCACGTTTCCATGTGCTGAGTGTGCTCACTGCTTCCTCTTCATCTTCTTTCTTCTTCTTCTTCTCGTCATTAGTTAGTAGAGCTCTCGTTGGCGTGACAAGCTCGTGATTAAAATTACCCTTTTGAACCACTGGGTCAGTTTCCATGGTATTCTTGTTGCGTATTTATGTAGCT